CCAGCTTGCAGATGTAGTCGACGAAATCGCTCATTTCCCATACCTCTCCCGAATGTTGACCTCTGCCGCGAGCGGTAGCCCCGCCGCCCACGCGGGGGGCGCTACCATTATGGCTTCAAGCTGCGCAGCGGCAGCCTCTACGTCGTCTGCTTCCAGCACGATCTCGTCATGGACGTGCAGGATGACCCTCTGCCCGGCGGCGTCAAGGCGGCGTAGCGCGTCACGCAGCAGGTCGTTGGCTGTCGCCTGGACGATGTTTTCGCAGGCGAGCCCGTGCCACAGCCGCGCGCGCGGCCACTCCTTCGCATCCTGCGCGGGCTTCCACGCCGCCTTGGCGTAGGTGATGCCGTCGCGCTCAAAGCGGGCGTGAGGATAGCACAGCACCCGGCCTGACGGCAGGGCGTACCACAGGTGCTGGCGGTCATAGAGATAGGTCACCCGCCCGGCGGTGAACTCGTGGCCCGGCTGGCGCATGGCGATCGTGTAGGCCCGCTCCAGCGCGGACCACTGCTCGACCGCCCACGGGTTCGCCCGCCGCCACGCCTCGACCATGCGGCGCGACTGCGCCTCGGGCAGGACGACGCCGTAGACCCGGCCCATGGCGTTGAACGCACCGACCGACCCGCCGAACCCGCAGGCCAGCTCCTGCACCTTGCCGACCTGTCGGTCGTCGCTCTTGCCGTTGCCGCCATCGTATTCCACCTCGATCTCCGCATAGGACCGACCGAACGTGGCGCTGGCGTTGGTGATGTATGGGTCCAGACCCGACCGGAACACGTCCAGCTTGGCGTCGCCGGCGGCGCAGTTCGACAGCCACGGGTTCACCCGCGCTTCGATCGCCGACCAGTCAGAGACGACAAGCTGGTTGTTGCCCGACGGCATCAGCGCCGGGCGCAGCATGCCCTTAAGCACGTCCGTCACCCGCTTGCCGTAGGCCGGCACGATCTGGTGGCCACGCACCATGGCGTGCCGCACCGCCTCTGGCTCCTTGGCCGTCTTGCGGGCGAAGTTGTGGACTTGCAAGCCGTAGCTGGACGCCCGGCCCGTGGCCGCGCCGCCGGCGAACACGAACGCGCCGCGCACCCGGTGGTCCTCCTCGTCGGCCAGGTCCGCCATGCGGGCGAACTTGGCGACGCTCGACGCCCACAGGTCGTCGGCGCACTGGACCACGTCGGCCACGTCGGCGGGCACCTCGTCGGGGTTCTCCTCGGCCAGCACCAGCAGCGAGGCCCGCACGTTCTTGTCGATCGACCGCTTCGTCTCCTCGCCCTTGGTGACCATCATCAGGTCACGGGCCTGCGGGCCGACGCGGTCCCACACCCACTCTCGCATCCGGGGGCTGCGCACCGACGTAACTGCACCCTTGGTGACCGAGACGACGAGCGCCTGTATCTCCTCCAGTTCGGCAGCGGCGTAGACCTGCGCGGCCTTGGCCAGCGGCACGTCGACCAGCACGCCTGCGTCGTTGATCCGTTCGTTGACGTGGTAGTCGGCCAGCTCCTCGCCGGACAGCGCGCGCAGCCCCTGCGAGATCGCCCGCATCGCACGGACATCCTGCTCGCAGTAGGCGATCAGCTCGGCCATCAGGGCGGGGTCGTCGTTGAATGTGCCGTCAGGGCGGGGGATGCACAGCGCGCGCACCAGTTGGCTACCGCGGTGGTCCTTGCGCATCGACGCGCCAGCGAAGCGGCCTGCGTCCTCCAGCGAGCCGGGCGCGCAGTTGGCGCGGGCCTGCGTGGCGGTGCAGTAGAACTGCTCCAGCGCGAAGTTCATTTGCAGGACGTACCAGAACACCAGCCGCTCGAACGCGGCGTTGTGCGCGCGGATCTGGCCGGTGTGGCTCCGCACCCGCTCGGGGAACGGCTGACCCGGCAGCCAGGTCTGCACATCCTCGTCGTCGAACGCCCACGACATGCACAGCACGTCGGTCGAGGGGTCGCGGGCGTAGTTATAGACGCCGTGCGCCTTGAGATCGCAGCGAGATTTTGTCTCGAAATCGCACCAGAGGACGGTCATCGGCGCTGGCACGTATAGAACGGCGGTTGCTTATCTTTCGGGTGCCACTGGCCCCAATAGAAACGCAACGTCAGAGTTCTCGGGGCGCGCTGGAACCACAGCGAAAATCCGCAGATGCGGAAAGTGTGGTCCTCGACGAATTGTTTTTTGTGCCGCTTAACTGCGGGCGGAGGTGTTATTTCTGTCATGTGATTGGTCGCGGATCGCGGGCCGACCCGGAGGCCGACCCGCTCTCGCGTCTCTTAGCCGGCGCGACGGCGACGGGTCGGCGCGGCTTCTTCCTCGACGACAGCCTCGTCACCGTCCGGCTCCTTGTCCATGGCGACCCACTCCACGACGTCGAAGACCGGCGTGAAGATGCGACCGTAGGACTTGTGCTGGTAGTGCTCTTTCTTAAGCAGCACGATCGGCACAGGCTTCGACGGGTCTTTCTCGACCTGCGCCGCGATAGCGAGGCCAAGCGCGGTCAGGGCCTTCTTGCCCCCGACCGAGGTGGCCGAGTAGCGGGCGTTGATGCCCGCGTCCTCGCCCGAGATGCACTTCACGGACGCGCCGATCTGCACCTCCCACCCCTTCGCGCAGCCGTCCGGCACGGGGCCGTGCTCGGGCAGCGGGGCCGTCACCGGACCCATGGCCTCGCCAAGCACCTCGCCGTTGCCCCAGGCGATGAAGCCGTGGACGAACGAGAAGGGATTGACAGCCCACTTGCTGTCGCTCTCGACCTCGGTCTGGTCGGAGCCGAAGACCCAGTGGCCGGTCTTGTCCATCTTGAGGATGATGCCGCCGGCACCCGTCTCGACGGTGGCCTCGACCCGGCGCAGGGCCGAGGTCAGGTCGCCGACGGAAGGGAGACCCGCGTTGCCGAATACAGTCAGATTTGTCATTGTCTTTTTCCTAGTTCAGTTTGCTGAGGGCGGCAGAAAGTTGACGCCCGATCTGGACCACCGCAGGGCGGGGGTCCGTCTCCACCGCGAGGGTGGACCCCGACGATACCGCGACAACCATGTCAGAAGGAAGGTCGATCTTGTGCTTCTTGAGCACCTTCTCGGCCTGCGCCACCGACAGCAGTTCGGTCTTGGTCACGTCAGTCTTGGTCAGGCCAAGCCCGATCAGCGCGTCCTGCGCCGTCGTCGGGTCAGCCCAATGTCTCGTTGCGCGCTTGGCGACCAGCTTGTAGCCGGGCACCGGCACGTCGTTCTCCAGCATCTGATGCGCCAGAGCGCGGCACTGCGCAAGGAAGTCCTCGATGTCGGGGGCGACGGCGAGGTAGGACGCCAGCTTGTCGGCGTCGATCGCCTGCATCGCCGCCATCTTCATGCGGTCCAGTTGTCCGGTCTTGATGAGGCAGACCGGCTTGGCCGTGCACCACTTGCACCAGTCGCCGTCCGCCAGGGGCGCACGCGGCAGCCCGGCGGCGTTGACGGCGCGGACTAGTTGGCGTTCGAACTCGGCGATGCGCTCGACGGTCGTGGTCCACGTCCGCAGGAACGGCGGCTGGATGATGACGCACTCGACCTCGGTGACGTCCTTGAACGCCCACGCACAGGACGGCGTGCGCATGGCAGCCGCGGCGTAGAACATGAGCTGCATGTTCTCCTCGGCCTCGACCATGACGCCGTCGCCGAACTTCCAGTCGAGGATGACCGCCTTGCCGTCCAGCCGACCGACGATGTCGGACGAGCCGAACACGCCGGGCATCAGGTCGCCGTAGCTGACCGTCTCCTCGGTGGTGAACTCCATCGCTGCCTTGGGGTCGTACTCGTTGAGCAGGGCCAGCGCGGGCTTGAGCTTGCGCTCCAGCAGTTCCTCGGTCAGCGTCAGGCCGTGGGCCTCGAAGCCGACCATGTCCTCTGGCGCGCAGGCCGTGTCCATCACGATGGCGATGGCCTCGTGCAGCAGGCTGCCCTCGTTGGCGTAGGACGAGCCGGGCTGCGGGGGCATGGTGGCCACCAGCGCCACCGAGCCGGGGCAGTTGATGACGCGCTTGGCGGTCGAACCGCCGACGATGAGTGAGTGGGCCATCACAGCGGCTCCCATCGGTCGAAGCGGTGGCTGCCCGTGACCGTGCCGTCGTCGTTGAGAACCAGCACGTTATCGCTGCCATACGCCGCCAGCCGCAGCTTCTTGGGGCCTTCTATTGTGTATTCGGTGCGCCTGTAATCGTCGTATCTCTCGCCGATGGGCGAAAGCAGCAGGGCAGGGTATTTTCGTTTGAACATGTCTGTCTCTCCTTGTTGACGCCACTCTGGCTGCACCGAAAAGTGTTGTCAATCTCTTTTCGGTGTGTATGGTCGGGCCGTCACAGAGGAGAACGAAATGGCGAAAGCAGACGTTCACATTACGGACGCCGAGACTGGCGAGACGCGCATCTACCACGACGACCTTGAGTGGGAAGATGAGGATAGATCGTGCACGTTCCTGTGGTCCGAAGGTAACTACGCTTGCGACTGCAATCGTTCGCTTCATTTCCAGTGGGCGGCAGGGCTAGGCACCAGAGACTACGAAACCGAATGCGGAGACGAGCGGTATTTTGTCCGCATTCTGGACCGAGAGACCGGCGCGGTTCTCTATGAGGACGCGGTCGGACCATGATGGAGCGTGACGTCGAGGCATACTTTCGGAAATCGGTGGCTGCGGCCGGCGGTGTGGCGTTCAAGTTCACCAGCCCGTCGCATCGAGGCGTCAGCGACCGGATCGTCTGTCTGCAAGGTCAGACCTGGTTCGTGGAACTTAAGCGCCCTGGCGGACGGCTGATGCCGTTGCAGCGGGTATTCGCCGCCGAGATGGAGCGGCTCGGACAGAACTACACGGTTCTGTCGTCACAGAGGGAGATCGACGAATGGCTGACTGGCCTGAATACAAAGAGCGGATGCTCGTGAAGATGCGCGATCGCGGCATGTCGGCGGGCGAGATCGCCAAGGCGATGGGCCTGAGCCGCAACGCCATCATCGGCAAGATGGACCGGATGGGCATGCTGCGCCGCAAGCCGCGCGTTGCCAGCCGCCCGCTGCCCCCGGAGTTTCAGGCCAAGGCCCAGCCCTCGCCGCCGCGCCAGTTCAGTTGGCAGACATGAAGCTCCGCCCATACCAGGAGCAGGCTGCCGACTTCCTGTTCGCTACCGACCGGGCGATGATCCTCGCTGCGGTTGGTGCCGGCAAGACGGCGATCACCCTGACCGCCATGCAGGACATGGTGCGCCAAGGCATCGCCCGGCGCTGGCTCGTGCTCGCCCCCAAGCGGGTCTGCACCGACGTCTGGCCCGTCGAGGCTCCGAAGTGGGCGCCCGGGCTGACGCTGGCCGTGGCTGTCGGCACGCCGGCGCAGCGGGCGGCAGCGTTCGCCAGCAAGGCCGACGTGGTCGTCGCCAACTACGACACGATCCAGACCCTGCCGTCGCTCGACGGCTTCGATGGGGTGGTGTTCGACGAACTGACCCGGCTCAAGAACCCGTCCGGCGCACGCTTCAAGGATCTGTTCAAGAAGCTGGACCCGCTGCGGTTCCGGTGGGGCTTGACCGGGTCGTTCACCTCGAACGGGTTGGAGGACGTGTTCGGCCAGTGCAAGGTGATCGACGTCGACCTGCTCGGGCGGTCCAAGGGGGCGTTCCTACAGACCTGGTTCATCCCGATCAGCCGGGAGTTCGGCCAGTGGGTCGCCCGGCCGAGCGCCCTGGCGGGCATCATGGCCAAGATCAAGCCTGCGACGTTCGTGCTGGACGCGGGCGAGTATTCCGACAAGCTGCCGCCGCTCAACGTCGTCGAGGTCCGGTCGACCATGGACATGAAGGCATACGACCGCATGAAGCGGGACTACGTCGCGCAGGTCGGCACCGAGACGGTGACCGCCCTGACCGCCGCGGCGATGACCAGCAAGCTCCAGCAGCTCGCCGGCGGGTGGGCCTACTCGCCCGCGCCGGTCTGGTTCTCGTCGCATCGGTTCGACCGGCTGGAGGAGTTGCTGGCCGAGAACCAGCGGGCCAACACCCTGGTGGTCTATAACTACCGCGAGGAGTTGGCCGAGTTGAAGCGGCGCTACCCGCAGGCGCAGACGCTGGACGACGCCGACGCGATCAAGCGGTGGAACGCCGGGCAGATCGAGATGCTGCTGGTCCACCCGAAGTCCGCGGGCCACGGGCTCAACCTCCAGCACGGCGGGTCGCACATCGTGTTCGTGTCGCTGCCGTGGTCGCTCGAACTGTTCGAGCAGACGGTCGGGCGGCTGCACCGCAGCGGGCAGAAACATCCGGTGTGGGCTTACGTGCTCATGACCGAGAAGACGATCGACGAGAGGATCTGGCAGTCGCTGCACGACAAGCGGTCGCTGTCTCAACTGGCTACAGAGGAGTTGGCCGCATGACTATCACCAAGGATCAAGCCGACGCAGCCCGCAAGCTGGTCAAGGCGTATACCGAGCAGGAGTGGACGGTCGGCGAGGCACGCCGGTCTGCTGCCCGAAAGGCTACGCAGGACATCATAGACGCGACAGGCGTTGACCTGACGGCATGGGCGAAAATCCAGCGCGCGCGCGATTGGCGGAACGGCTACGGACGCGGCATGGGAGACGTCGAGGCCGCCATGTATTACGTCGGCGCTGCGCACGCCCGGCTGGCGCTGACGCTGGAGGCGTTCGGTGTGGACGCGGTCGACTTTTTCAAGCTGCCGCGCAAGGAGCCGACATGATCCAGATCGAATGGATAAGCCCCGCGACGGGCGAGCAGCGCAAGCTGACGATGACCGAGGAGCAGGCTGCCGAGTGGTGGGCTGCGGCCTGCTATCTGGTCCAGTGCAGCGCGCGCATCAAGGAGGTCAAGGATGACCGAGTGGACTGACCTGGTCGAACGCCTCCCATCAATGACCGAGGCGGAGTTGAAGACTGCGATCGCCGCCGAGGCGCGGCGAGACGAGCCGCGCGCCTCGCACCTGACCCGGCTGCACATGCGCTACAGCAAGGTCCGCGCCGCCCGCGAGCGGCGCGAGTTACTGCGGCGGGGGTGACATGGCGTTGGCGGGCTCGCCGCCGCCGGTCATGCTGTTGACCACACCGCGCGACGCTGCGCCGTAGAACCGAGGGTCGGACAGGATGCGCATGACAGGCCCGCGGTCGGCGGCGGGCGTCAGGGCGATCAGGTCGGCCATGCTTGCACCAGACACATACGCCCGGGCCAGTGCCGTGCGGGTCTGCCGGGTCACCTTGGCGTCGAGCAACGCAGACCCAAGGTCCAGCGCCAAGCCCATGCCCGGATTGCCGAACGCTGCGCCCGTGCGGGTGCGGCGGAACATCGCCCTGCCCGGGCTCAACAGTTCGCGCGCCGCGGTCGCGCCTTGCGACGCCATGGTCCGGATGCGCTGGTCGCGCGACAGTTCGCCCGCGTTGATGCCCTCGACGGCGGACAGGTCGCCCTGCGTCCGTGCGATAGCCATGGCGTTCTGCGCCTCGACGTCGCCTACCATGGCGTTTGCCGAGGCGGCTTCCTGCGCCGCCCGCGCGCGCGCAGCCTCCAGGGCGATGTCGGCGTCGGTCTTGGCCCGCGCCGTGCCCCGGCTGGTCTCCGCCGTCTGCGACGTAAACCGCCCCGCGATGTCGGCCTCTTGGTCGAGCACGCTTGCGGCGTTCTTGAGCGCGGCCAGTTGGTCCGGCTCCAGCGTGTCGGCGAGGTCGATGCGCCCCCGCCCGAAGATCCCGGCGACGGCGTCAGGGCTCTCGCCGCGCAGTAGGTTCTGGAAGCTGGCCGGGTTCTGGCGCAGCGTCCAGCCCGCCACACCCATCATCTCCTGACGCTCCAGCGCGCGCATTCCGGCGGAGTAGGTGTCGAGATACGCCTGCCACTCCGGCCCGCCGGCAGCGCGGATGGCGTCCTCAAGCTGCTTGTCCACCATCTGCTGCACGCTGCGGACAGTCTCGCCGCGCCGGGCGGCTTGGCTAGTGATCTCGCCGCCCCGGCCCGTGCTCAAGGCGCTGGTGATGATGTCGTCGAGGTCGTCCTTGCGGAATGCGTAGATGTCCTCTGCGCTCGGGACGCCTCCGCGCCGCGCCGCCATGGCGTCGAGTTCGGACGCGACCCGGGCGAGCACACGGCTGTTGGTCGTGCCGACGCCAGGGGCGTCCGCCATCTGCATCAGCCGCGCCGAGATAGGGGCGACGGTCAGTTGACCCGAGGCGTCTGCTGCGGCCAGCAGTTCGGCCCGCATCGGGGCTGTCGCGGCGCGCAGGGCCTGTTTGGCGGCTGCCTCGCTGGTGCGGGCTGCGGTCAGGTTGGTGCCGCCCGCCATCTCGTCGATCGCGCGCCGCGCTTGCGCAAGGCTCGCGGAGTAGAAGCCTGCGGCCTCCTCGGCACCGACGCGCAGGTCTTCCAGCGCAGCCGCACCTTCACGCGGGACGGCTCGCGCCGCCGCCTGCGCCTCGTTGACCAGTTGCTCTCCGGTCTGCGTGACGCCGAGGCGTTGCGCTTGCGCAGCCCTCAACGCCTCGTCGCCGGACATCTCTGCGGCCTGCACCGCGCCTTGCGCCGGGGTCAGACGACCTTGGCGCGCGGCTTCTTGCGCGTCGGCGATGATCCGATACGGACGCGGATCGGCAGCGCGGCCAGCCTCGCCCACGGCCATGAACACGTCGGCAGGCACGCCTGCCTCGGCGAGCGCCTGCTGCGCCGTGACGCCCTCGGGGGCGTTGCGGAGCGCGGCTAGGGCCACCTCGTAGTCGACGCCAAGCGCCTGGCGGACGATACGCGCCGCGTTGGCCTCGCCGTAGGTTCCTGACGCCTTTCGCCACAAGTCGGTGACGACGCCGACCGCTGCGGCAGCCGGGCGGGCAGCGATAGGCACCAGCGCACCGATGACCGCGCCGGTCGCCCCGTCCTCCGGGCTAACGAGCGCGGCCTGCGCACCACCCGACAGCGCCCCGGCAGCCACGTTCTCGGCCAGATACCCGGCCTGCGCCAGTCGCGACGGCGCGACAGCACCTGCGGGCACGGCGCGTGGCAGGAGCCCGCCTGCGGGCAGGGCTTGGCCGATGCGCACGGTCGACTCGCCCACGCCTCGCAGCGCCGGAGCGGCAGCGCTGATCGCCCGGCCGCCCTGCGTAATGACTTGCCCCGCTTTGTTCAGAGCGCCCGTGGGAGCGACCATCTGGCTTGCGAGCCGCGCCGTCTCCACGGAGCCGCCGAGGCCAGCGTTGGCGCGCTCGGCGTCGACACGCTGGTTGCTTGCGGCAAGGAACTCGTTTGCGTTTTGGGAGATGCCGCGCCCGAGGTCACCCATGCCAGGGATGTAGCTCATGGCGTTGCCGCCGTAGCGCATGGCATTGCCGAAGATGTCATTGACACCCCCGGCCACGCCCACTCCGAGACCCATGATCGTGCCGAGGACCGGGTTCTGGCGCGCGCCTGCGACCGCTTGATCCAGCAGGTTGCCTTGCGGCGCGGCAGCGCCCGGGCGCACCATCGGGGCCATTTCGAGCGCCGGCGCTTGCACGTCGATACCCTCAAGCTCGCGCGGAAGCTCCCAGTTGTTCGTGACCGGGTTAAGCTGGAACCCTCTCTCGGTCAGGCTCTCCGGCGTGTCTTCCGGGGCCAGGGGGATCATGGTGTACGTCACCCCCTCCGTCGTGCTCTGCGCGCGGCGGATCATCTGCGTGTCGTAATCGTCAACCGCAGGAGCAGGAGCCGCCGCCGCGCCACGGCGCGGTGCGGGCGTAGCGCTGCGCCGGGGGGCTGCGGGGGAGGCGGGCTCCAGCCGGAAGCCGGGCGGCAGACCACCGTTTGACGCGGGGGCGGGCAGCGGCTCCAGCCGGAAGCCGGGCGGCAGGTCTTGCATCATTGGGCCACCCACTGACCGCCACGGCGAACAAGACGTTGACCGCCGGGGCCGACCGCCGTGCGGCCTTCGAGCGGATCGGCAGCGGCAGGCGCAGCACCGCCGCCGCCCTGCGCGGCGGCAGCCACTTGGTCGACGTATTCGCCGAACCGCCGGAACGCCTCACGCACGGTCTGGATCGACTGGTCCGGCGCACTCAGCGTGCGCAGGAACAGTTGCAGTTCGACGTTGGAGTTCATCTGCTGCGCGCTCATCCCGGTGAGGTCTTTAAGCGACGCGACGATGACCGGGATCGCTGCTTGGATGTTGTCGCGCTCGGTCTGCTCCGGCGAGCCGATCGTGCGGCCAAGCACGCGACCAGGCAGCGACGCGCCGAGGCTGGAGAGGATGTTTTCGCCTGCGCCGCGCTCGGTGGAGACGATGCCTTTCGCCGCCTCCAGGTTCTCGTAGTAGCCGAGCATGCTCTCCATCGTGGATCGCAGACCTGCGGCAGCCTGCGTCTTTGCCTCGTCTCCTGCCGACGCCGGCGCATTCGGCGTACTGTCGAACGGCATGACAGGGTTGCCGTCCGTGTCGGTGACGGGAGTGAAGCCGGGCTGCCCGGGCGTGACAGACCCGATGCCGCCTGCCGAGTTGACGATGATCGGGCGCGTCGGGTCCGCCGTCTTGACGATGCGCGTCGGCGGCGTGAACCCTGGCGCGAGGGGGTTGGTGTTGCGCGGGTTCAGTGAACCGCCCGCGTCGTCCATGGTGTAGGTTTCAGTGAACCGCTCCAGCAGTTTCAGACCCTCCGCCGACGTGGCCAGTTCGCCCGCCAACAGCGCGCGGCGTTGCTCGGGCGGCGCGGCGAGTATGCGCGCGGCGTAGGCAGTCATCTGCTCGCGCGGGACGCCTGCCGCGATAGCCTGTTCGGACACCGCTGCGATGTTGGCGTCCGACGGGTCGGTGTAGACCGCGCCGATTGCCCGCTGCATGAAGCCTTGGTCCTCGCCGCGCGCCTTGCGGGTATAATCGCCTGCCGCCCGGTCTTCCGCCGCCCGGGTGCTGAACAGCGTGTCACCCGCTCCCGCTGCTTGGATGAATGGGGTTGTTTCCGGGCCAAGGCGCGCGAACTCGTTGACCGAGTTGCGGTCGGCGAAGTTCGTTCGCGCCGCAGCCTGCTGGATCATCGCGTTGCGCTGCGCAGTCGCCTGCGCGGCTTGCTGCGCCATCTGGTTCTGACGATACTGCTGCCCTTGCGCCATCGCGCCGAGGACGTCGGGCGCTTGGATGCCGATGGCTTGCAGGGCGATACGCGGGTCAATAGGCATCAGCCGCCTCCGCGCATGCCGAACGCCTGCGCCGCCATATTGTTCATCTGGTTGACCGCGTTGGTGTAGGCGTTGGCCGAGCCGATGTAGCCCGACGCCCTCGCGTTGCCCGCCCCCATGGCGTTCTCGCCCAGTTGCGTGCCGAGTTGGCCTGCCGCGCCGGACAGCATGTTCGTGGCGGTCTGGCCCGCCCCGGCCAGCCCCATCAGCGGGTTCAGGCGGCTGCTGCGGTTGGTCTGGAAGCGGTTAAATGCGTTCTGGTACTCGTTGGACGCCATGTCCTGCCCGAACCGCTGCGCACCCTTGAGCATCGACCCTGACAGCATCATCCCCCGCGCTGCTGCCGACCGCTCCAGCGCCTTGTTGCCCTCGGCCAGCCGGAAACCGTAGCCGGGGTCGACCTCAAAGTCGTTCATCGAGAAGTCGCGGGCGTCCCGACCGTAGTCGCCGACGCTGGCGTTGCCGCCGATGCCGAGCAGTTCCATCAGGCGGTTCTGGCCAGCGAGCCCGCCCTGACGGAACGGCTCCTGGAGCTGCACCTGCCGGTCGAACATCTCGCGCTGGATGCGCGACGCCTCCGCAGCCGACTGCACCTGTGCGTCAGCGGCCCGGCGCGAGGCGCGCGCCTGGTTGTTTGTCGCGAGACCGGAGATGACGTCAGGCATGGGGGAACTCCTCCCGGTAGTCGGCGAACGGCTCACCGTACATCATCATGACGACGGGGGCCATATCCAGCGCGGCGGCTTGGCCGTGGCAGAACAGGACGGCCAGCAGCACGACGTCGTAGTAGGCCGCACGCCACACGAACGACCGTTCGTCAGCCTTGCCCGACGCCTCGGCGACGTTGGCGGCGTGCCATTTCAGGATGGCCGTGGCCATGGCGGCTTGCAGCGCGGCGGCGTGGGCCTGATAGAAAGGGTTGCCCGGCATCGAGATGAGCGCACCCCACAGCGCCGGCATCACGTCGGCGACCTGATCGTGGTCGTGCATGTCGTCGAACGTTTGGATCGTGCGCCACAGGTCCAGCAGCCAGTCGACGGCGGCGGGCGGCAGATCCAGTTGGTTCTCGAAATAGTCCTTGAGCGTTGCGATCACGAGATGGTTCTCCCACTGGCGCGGATGTTGATGGCGCTGGATGCGCTGGCGATGGTCGAGATGGTGCCGCCCGGCAGCATCACCTGCCCGACCAGTTCAGGAAACATGTAGGTCTGCCCCGGCTGGATCGACACCGTCTTGACGATGAGGTTCTGGTTGCCGGGGTTGTCGAGCGCGGCCACGACGTTGACCGACAGCGTCGCAGCCGTCGCGCTGTAGTTGGTGGCCGTGAACTTGTCGACGATCGTGGTGACCGCCGCCGAGGTGTACTGCGTCGTCTGCACGTTCTCGGCAGTCTTGGCAGGGATGAGGACGCGGACGTAAACGGCCATCAGGCCCTCCTATACGGTGAAGACGAAGCGGACGCGACCCGGCAGCCCGCTGTCGCCCGTGGTGCCGCCGACGGTGGGAACGCCCCCGTTGCCGCCCCCCCCGCCGACCAAGCCCCCGTCGCCGGCGGTGGCCGCGGCACCTAGTCGGGTGATGTTCGCGCCACCCGCGCCGGTCGTGTTGGTGCTGCCGCCCGAGGCCGTGCCGCCCGCGCCTTGCGTGGTGTTGCCGTCCGACGAGCCGCCCGCGCCACCGTTCGAGATCAGCGAGGTCAGGACGTAGGTGCCGCTCGACACGGTAGTGTTGGTGCCTGTGCTGCCAGGGTCAAACGTGTTGGACCCTGACGCGCCCGTGCCGACGGAGTAGAGGATCGTCTTGGCTGCGTCCGCGCCGGACATCGCAATCGTGATCTTGCTGTAGCCGCCCGCGCCGCCACCACCACCGTCGGCGGTGCCCTCGCTGCCAAACCCGCCGCCGCCGCCGCCACCCCACGCCTCGATCGTGACGCTTGACGGCGCAGCCGGGATCGTGACGGTGCCCGCGCCTGCCGTCGAGAAGTCGAACGTGACGAAGCCGGGAGCCGACTGCGCGCTCAGGCCCGCCATTGCTGCGAGGATGCCGCCCATCAGGTCACGCCGAGCCCGGCGATGATCCACGACGTCGCGCCGACCTTGATGATCGTGGCCATGGCGTTGCGAGCCAGCGTGCGGGTGCCGGTCGTCGTCGAGTTAACCAGCGTCATCGTGTCGGTCGTGATGGCCACCGACAGCGAGGAGGCGTTGATGTTGAGGACCACGATGGCGGTGCCAATGGGGAACGCCACGGTGCCGTTGGCAGGGATCGTCAGGGTCAGGGTCGTGCCGTTCATGACGACGGACTTGCCGCGGTCAGCCAGCACCAGTTGGTAGTTGGCCGTCTTGAGGTTCTGCGGCACGTCGAGATAGCCTGCCGTGAACGGCGCGGCGGCGCTGTCAGGGACTGTAACGGTCCCGGTGAACGTCGGGCTGGCGATGGGGGCGTAGGTCGCGGCGGCAGTTGCAGCGGTGATGGCGTCGTTGATGCCGTACCCGGCCAGCGTCGTCGGGGTGCCCGTGACGTCCGCCCACGGCACGCCCGTCGCGCTGACGTCGTTGATGCCGTAGATGTCGTCGAAGGTGCCGAGCAGCCCGCCTGCGCTGTCGCGCAGGATCATCTTGTAGGCGACCGCGCCGGTCAGCCAGACCTCGCTCTCCAGCCGCCCCGCCGCGTCCAGCACGATCGGGTTGGTGTGCGGCGTCGTGCCGTTGATGTTCGTGTACACCGTCTCCGGCGTCGTCGTGCCTGCGGCGTAGGTGTAGAGCAGCCCGCCGGTCAGGGGGTTGCCCGAGTTGTCGAGGAACTGCTGGCCAGCGCCGGCGAGAGGCGAGAGGAATACGGTCATGGGTCAACCTGTATGATGTTCAAAAGCGCCGACGGGCCTGCGGGAGAGTAGGCGGTGGCCGCAGGGGCGAGCAGGATAACATTGACGTCCGTCGTTGCCCACATCAGTTGCAGATAGTCCGTCTGCCCCAGTTGGATCAGGATGCTGGTGCTAATCGCTACCTCGGCGTCATTGCCCTTGACGTGCCAGTGCAGCGTCGTGTTGGCCACATCGACGCCGTTCTTGCGCAGCCACACCCACGCAGGGCCGTCACCGCCGGACAGCTTGTCGAGCTGCACACGGAAGTTGACGAGATAGTCGCCTGCCTGCCCCGGCGACACCTGCGAGGACGACACCAGCCCGACACCGTTAGTGAAGGTCGTGACGTTGAACGTCACCGCCGTAGCCGTGCTGACCGTCGCGGTTTGAGTGACGCTACTGGCGAACATGGCGCGGCGCGGGACCGGCGGGACGATCGGCGGCAGGGACAGCAGCCCCTCGACCTCGTCGACCAACCCGGCGGCGTTGGCCTCGCCGAGCGGCGCAAGCTCCAGGTCGCTCAACGCGAGGCCCGTGGTGCCTCCGCCGGTCTGCCCGAACTGGTTGAACAGGAACCGATACCACTCTCGCGACATGATGGTGGTGCCCGGCTCGATCAGCGGGACGCGGGCGGCGGGGATGGATGTGATGTCAGCCATTGGTGCCGCTCAAGATCAGCTCCGCGCCCATGATGGCGACCTTGACCGGCGCGGTGCCGGACACCTCGTAGACCCGGTCGCGCAATTTGTCAGTCATACCAAGCCGACGCCAGATGACGCGCGTCGAGGACTGGCCGATGAACCCCATCGACCGCCAGTGCTCGCGCGACCATGTGTGCCCGCCGTCGTCGGACCAGCGCAGCATGACCTGCGGGTCGGTGGCGTCGTCGATCTCGTACCCGACCATGACCGGGACGCCGTCCTCGACCAGCACGGCGCTGCCGTCCTCGACCAGCAGCATCTCATCCTCGGTGCGGCCCGCGAGGCCCACGCCCGTCTCGCAGATCAGTTGCAGCGAGTGCTGCGCCGTCCGCTTGAAATCGTTGCCCCCGGTCGGCAGCGCGCGCCACCGGCGCAGCCATTTCTGCGTCAGGCCGTTGTCGGCGTAGACGTCCAGATCGAAGGCGTACAGGTTGCCGTTCTCGTAGTCGCCGACGATCAGCGCGCCGTTGAGATTGGCAAAGCAGTTGCCGCGGTGCCGGGTGAACTGGCCATTGAACAGCCCGCGCCGCTCGTGCCACGCCGCTGTCGAGGCGTCGAAGCACCAGGTCGTGTCGGCCTCGGGAAAGTTGACGATGTAGAACTCGTGACCGTCCTGCTGGTAGGAGTAGGACACCGCGTCGGCGATGTTGGTGTAGCCCTGCACGGCGAACTCGACGGCGTGGGTCGAGATGCGCTGCGCCTGGTAGCCGTTCGCCTTGTAGATGATGCCCTGCCCTCGGGCGTCCTGCCCGAGCCAGACGATGCTGTTGTCCAGCTTGGAGATGGAGTTAGGGGCGACGCAGCCGACCTCGTTGTAGGCCCCCTGGATGCGCGTCAGCGGGAAGTCGGCGTCGCCGGAGTTGTACCAGACCTCAGTCGAGTTGGTGCCGAACACCCACACCTCGCGGTGGTTGACGACCAGCCCGACGATGTTGTCCGGCGCACCCTCCGCGCTGGCGAAATCGAGCGGATCTACGGATGCGCCGTCGAACAGGGTCGTCACCCAAATCCGCTGCGAGTTGGGTTCCGAGAACACGAAGTAGCCGTCCAGATAGCCGACGGTGCTCGCCCCGGGGAAGTCCTCGTCGGTGATCTCGGCGAGGACGCCCGTGTCGAAGTTGTAGATGTAGCCCTTCGGGTCAGCGGCGATGAACAACTGCGTGCCGTTGTCCGCCATCGAGACGGGGCCTGCCGTGTCGATCGTGCCGATCAACGTCGGGACGCCGGCGGACGTGACCGAGTAGAACTGCGTGCCCGACACGACGTAGCCGGTGTTGTTGTGCGTCCACTCGCCCCATATCGGGCCGGTGCCGACGGTCGAGATGAACCGCAGGCCGGGGCAGCGTTGCAGATACGCGGCCTCCAGCCCGCCCTCGGCGATGACCTCTGGGTAGAGGTTGACCATGCGGCTGTCCGCAGCGTTGGGGCTGCGGATGACATAGCTGCTGCCGAGGATGGGC